GATCGCCCGACCGCGTCGGCGATCTCGCAATGCCACATGGAGCGAGATCGCCGACGCGGTCGGGCGATCGGTCGCAAGCTGCAAGAACAAGCTGGCGCATCCCTCGCGCCATCCACAAGGATCAGTCGAAATCGCCGAGGTGATCAAACTCCGCGAGATCAAGCGCCCGCGCTGGAGCCCTGAGACCGAGGCCGAACTGGTCCGGCTGCGCGAGGTCGAGCGCTTGACCTGGCTCGATATCGACGCCCACTTCGGCCGCGAGCACGGCACCTGCTCGGACAAGTATCACAAGCTCAAGCAGGGGACTGTGCCGCAAACAGAGACGTCAGAACCCACACCGAGGGTCATCAATCCCCATTGGACCACCGAGAACATGACGATCGCCGAAACTCGGTGGCGCGAATTGTTCGTCAACGTCCACGGCGAGAATCCATGGCGTTCCGTCCGCTACCCGGTCTTTGAGATCATCGGGCGCGAGATCGGCCGCACTGCGTCGGCGGTTGAAAGCCGGCTGCGTACGCATGGCCCAACGTTCGGGCGCACGCCGTCCAGGGGACCGATCGTCAAGGTGGTCCAGGCTTCTGCGGCCATGCTAGAGGCGCGCGCCCGATGGGCCGCGCAGGCACGGCAGGACCCCTGCGCGCGGCTGATGGGCGATCCGCCGCCCGGCTATTCCGCCCTCGACCAACGGAGGCAGCAATGTTCTGGCTCTTCTTCTGGATGTCCGAGCTTGGCGTCATCGACGCATGGGCCCAGCCAATGAGCGCGACGCTGCCCGAGGGCTACGTGGTGCACATGCCGCAGCCGCGCGCGCCGGAGCATCTGTTCGGCCCGGAGAAACTCGTGCCACCCGACAAGTCGATCACCGGCCTTGAGCAGCACGAAAAGACCTGCCTGACCTGCGGCGCGGTAAGGATCACCGTGATCCGCAAGGTAGGTACACCCTGGCAGGAGTGGCGCGAGTGGCGGGAGAAGGACGCAGTCAACCAGTCGAGGTGGCCGATCCGGTGCACGGGTGGTCCCACGTGAACACCCATCGGACCCCACCCACCCCTCGAATGGACCGAGGAAGACCAGCACCTCATCCCGCTCGAGCGGCGCCGCTTCGGGCCGCACTTCGAAAAGCCGTGCCGCAACCCGGAGACCATCGTCTGCGCGGCGCGGTCGTGTCAGGCGGCCTATAGCTGCAGGTGGGGGACGTGGCCTGCCAAGAAACCTGCCGAGAAACCTGGAATCAAATGATCATTAAGCGCCGCTACACCAAGAGCTTCGTCACCCTCGAAAACAGACTGGTGCGGGATCGCCGGCTCACGCTCGATGAGCACGGCATGCTGCACTACCTGCTGTCGCTACCCGACGACTGGGAGGTCTCCCGGGCGCATTGCGCCAAGTTCTGGGGCATCGGCCGCGATCGGGCCGCGCGCATCTTCCGCTCGCTGCGTAAGTGCGGCTGGGCCCAGGTCGAGCGCGTCCACGGTGAGGATGGCACCTTTCTCGGCGTGCGCTGGATCATCACCGACGAGCCCGGCGAGGAAATCTCGGAAGCCGCGCTCGACCAGGAACCTGACGCGGATGATGATGCCCCGGACGTGGCGGAAGCCCCTGATACTCCGGCAAGTGTTGCTTCCGAGCACCATGATACTGAAAACCCGGAGCATGGTTCACCCGTAGTACGGGTTACCCGTGATACGGATAAGGCGTATCATGGTGTATATATAGACTCTAAGAAAACAGATTCAGAAGAAAACAGACTCCCACAAAACGGGGCGCGCGAAAATTTCGCGGAAATCAGCGAAGGCCCGAGCGCGACCTTCACCGATCTGCTCAAGCTGTGGCCTTCAGGTCACGTTCTCAGCCGGGTTGCGGCGGAACAGGCCTGGCAGCGCATGGCACGCCTTGGTCGCCAGCAGGCGTTCGCCATGGCGCAACGCTATCTCGACGATTGCCGTAGCAACACCCGCAAGGTCTGCGACCTCACGACCTACCTGCGCGAGGAGCGTTTCGAGCGCTTCGCGCAATCCGGCAAGCGCGGCGTGACCTTCGACGCCAAGGCCTATTCGGCACAATGGCACCGCTGGCGCGACTACATGATCGCGGTCGGACGTCCGATCAAATTCATGGAAACACAGGCCGTAAAAGGCATCGGCTGGACCGTGCCGTCCGAATGGCCACCCGCGCTGCCGTCCCGTCTCGAAGGCGCCGGGCCACCGGACGTGCTCATGACCGAAGAAGACGCAGCCGAGTTGAAGTGAACCAATCGCAGGAGCATCTCGAGATGGCGGCACCGCTCTACGAAACCAGGGACTTTATCGCATGCGTGCAGCGACCTGTGATCTCAACCCCGTTGCCGCAGCTGTGGTATCTGCTACGGCTGCATCCGAACTTCGATCTCAAGGCCGAGCGCCAGCTGCATCAGAGCGGCATCTCGGCCTACGTGCCGAAGGAAAAGGTCACGGTTCGCGCGGTATGGCATCGCAACCGAACCGTGCAAAGGACCGTGCCGATATTCCCCGGCTCGATGTTCGTTCCCGATTTCGATGCCGACATTGATCGGCTCAAGCGCCATGCTTCAGGCATCGGCGGCTTCGTTAAATGTGCCGGCCAGGCGCTCCGGATTTCGCTGCGGACGATGGACGACATTCGCCGCTTCGAGGCCAAGCGCGATCCGGGCAAGCGGAAGTTTGACGTCAACCAGCGCATCCGCGTCATCGGTGGCCCGTTCGATCTGGTGGAAGGTTCGATCGAACGGCTTGACCCGAAGTATCGAATCAGGGTGTTGATAGAGTTCTTAGGCGGACGATCCACGTTCGAACTTGACGAGGATCAGGTCGAGGCGGTTTAGCCCCATATAGGGGTGCGTCGAGACAGGGAGCTGAGGCTTCCGGCCAGCTTGGGGCTGATCTCGTCAGAGATTGGCCCGTTAGAGAGATTCCAGCCCGGCCTCATCGCCGGGCTTTTTCATGTCCATAGGGTATGCGGTCGTCGCCTCGCGGCGGCCGCTGCCCTCTCAGGGCGTTTTCCTCCCTCAGACTTGGAGACGGCCCCTGCGGCGGGATCAGTACGACGATCGCCGCGGGGCCGTCTCCCTTTCCGAATCGAGAGCGAATCCGATCGAATCTGCCATGTCCGATATCCCGCGTGAGATCAGCCAGAAGATGAAGGCCTATGCCTTTCAGCGTTCGATCGGTCGAGCGCCGGCTGAAGCATGCCGTCAAGCCGGCGGCAAGGTCGAGAACGGGCACGCCACGCGATGGGAGCGCTCCCGGGGCGTGCAAGCCTGGATCGGTTATTTCCGCTCGCTCGGCCAGACCGAGGAGATGCTGGCAGCCAAGCGCGCCTTGATCGAGGAGCGCCTCAACATGGCCGCGCATGGCAACATCTTCGATTTCGCGCACTTCGACGAGGTGACGCGCAAGCCGGTCATCGACTGGGCGAAGGTCGCAACCTCGCCCTATGGCGCGATCATCTCCGGCTTCAAGTTCGACAAGGATACGGGCGTGCTCGTCGACTTCGAGCGCGACAACGCTTTGCAGGCCATCGCCCAGCTCCGCGACATGCACGGCTTCAAGGCCGCCGGTCAATTCGCCATCGATCACTCCGGCAAGGTCGATTCCAACGTCACGGTGATTGAGCTGGTGGCCGGCGCAGCAGGCCACAGTGAGCCGCGTTCAGATTGAGCTGCCGCCGAAGCTGATTCCGGTCTTTGCCGGCGAGGCCGACTTTCGCGGGGCCTACGGCGGCCGAGGCTCCGGCAAGACTACGTCGTTCGCACTGATGGCCGCCGTGTTCGGCATGCGAATGGCAAAGGCCGGGCGGCGCGGCGTCATCGTCTGCGGTCGCGAGTTCATGAACTCGCTGGATGAGAGTTCGCTGGCCGAAGTCAAGCTTGCGATCGCGTCAAAACCCTGGCTCGCCGCGTTCTATGATGTCGGCGAAAAATACGTCAAGACCCGCTGCGGCCGGATCGCATTCGCCTTCGTGGGGCTGCGGCGCCAGCTCGACAGCATCAAGTCGAAAGCGAAGATCCTGCTGCTGTGGGTCGACGAGGCCGAGCCGGTCACCGCGGGCGCCTGGCACAAGTCGATCAACACGGTGCGCGAGGAAGGCGCCGAGGTCTGGGTCACCTGGAACCCGGAGAGCAAGCGCAGCGCGACGCATCAGCGGTTTCGCGAGCGCTCGCCGGAGCGCTCGAAGATCGTCGAACTGAACTGGCGCGATAATCCGTGGTTCACGGAATTGCTGGAACGGCGCCGGCAGGACGACCTGAAGAACCGCCCCGAGCAATATGACCACATCTGGGATGGTGGCTTCGTGACCGCTGTAGAAGGCGCCTACTACGCCAAGGACCTCGCGGAGGCCAGGCTGAAGGGCCGCATCTGCCGGATCGAACGCGATCCCTTGATGCAGATCAGGGCGTTCTGGGACATCGGCGGCACCGGGGCGCGGGCGGACGCGGTGTCGATCTGGATCGCGCAGTTCATCGCCCGCGAGGTCCGCGTGCTGAACTATTATGAGGCCCAGGGCCAGCCGCTTGCAACGCACGTCGCATGGCTGCGCGACAACGGTTACGCCAAATGCCTCTGCGTGCTGCCGCATGACGGATCGACCAACGACAAGGTGCATGACGTCTCGTTCGAAAGCGCGCTGCGCGAAGCGGAGTTCGACGTCGACGTGATTCCGAACCAGGGCACCGGCGCGGCCAAGATGCGGATCGAGGCGCTGCGGCGGCTGTTCCCGCAGATCCTCTGGAACGAGGCGACCACGGAAGCTGGACGCGAGGCGCTCGGCTGGTACCACGAAAAGCGCAGCGATGACGACCGCAACATCGGGCTTGGCCCGAACCACGACTGGTCATCGCACTGCGCCGATGCGGGCGGATTGATGGCGGTGGCCTATGAGGCGCCGGCGATGACCGAGGCACCGCGACCGCGACGGCGCGCGGGCAGCTGGCAGGGATCGTGATCGATCGCGCCTTCAGCCTGTTGCGTTTCAGTGCCTATGCCAGAGACCTGTCCGAAGCGGTGGCGGCTCTCAGCCGGGAAAGCCAGTCCATGCGCAGTATTTCGGATTACCTGCATGTGAGACTGCGCGATCTGGGTCTGCCTGAGATCACCGACCAGCAGCTATCCGGCGGACTGCAGGTCATCAGTTTCGGCGACGGCACGCGGATCAGCGTCGGCCCCTTCGTTTCCGATACCGAGATCGAGCGCGCCGCCCGCGCGGCCTTCGCTAAGCCCCTGGAGCATGCCTTGACCGAGATCAACCCTTCAGTCGCCTCCCCGGTGGCTGCCACGGCCGACAGGATGCCCCCTGTCGATCTTGCCAAGCCCGCAGATACTGGCCCGAAGATGGGGCCGGTATCGCGTGGCTATAGCCCCGGCGCGCTGAAAGCGCTGCTGGCCGGCGTGCGGACGCGTACCGCTGACGTGATGGCGGAAGCGGTCAAGGAGGTCGGCGAGCTCAACGGCGTGCTCGACCAGGTCCAGAGCATCGCCCAGGACGCGCGGGACACCAAGGATCAGATTCGGGCCGAGCTCGGCCAGTTCTCCAACGATCTCGCATGAGCCGCGCATAAATGGCCTACGGCAGCGACAAAACATCCTCCACCATCGACAGCGGCGACGACGGCACCGCCGTCGAGATCGTTGACGAGTCCACCGGCGAGCCCGACGCGGTCCAGGACGAGGACGATCAGGTCGACAAGTCGAAATGGCCCGAGATCCATGCCGAGGCGCTGCTCGAATACGAGCGCGCCTATGAGCGCGAACGCTCCAACATGGAGGAAGCCTACGACGATCTGCGATTCCGCCGCGGCCGCGTCTCCGACCAGTGGGACCCGATCGCGCTCGCCGCGCGTGTCGGGCGGCCGACCCACGTCAACAACAAGATTCCGCAGTTCATCCGCCAGGTCACCGGCGACCAGCGCCAGATGAGGCCTTCGATCAGCGTCGTCCCGGTCGACAGCGAGGCCGATGTCGACGTCGCCGACGTCCGCAGCGGCATCATCCGCTATGTCGAGAACCGCAGCCACGCCAAGTGGGTCTACAACCAGGGCGGCGATTCCCAGGTCGCCTGCGGC